CCTGTGAATCACGGTGTTTAAGCGCATCTTTCTCAAGTTTCAGCGTTTCAGGAAACCAAGGGTTATCTGACCAGTTGATCTTTTGGACAATACAGTTCTCAGGCGGGTTAAGCACAAACCGCTGGTAAGTTTCATCAGTCTCTAACTCAGGGTTAAATGTCACCCAAATTTCTGACTTTTCTTTACGAATGGTAGGGATCAGCACGTTCCACGACATTCGGCTGGTTGTCTGGGCTTCCTCAACCCAACACACATCAACGCCTTCGTAAGACTTGACGTTGGCCACATTGTTCTTTAAACCCACAAAGCTGAACTCTGTGCCGTTTTTGCCCCTGATACTTGTTTGGGTGATTTCGTAGAACGATCCAAGCCCTAAAGCCTCAATCTGGTCACAGAATAGCTTGTGAACTGAGTCTTTGATAGATGTTTGGAATTCACGGGCGCAAAGCACTCTTAACGGGGCTTGAGCGCCTTTAATGAGCAAAGCCCTAGCAACCCCCCATGACTTTGCACCGCCTCGTCCACCATACAGGACTTTGTAACGTGATGGCTGAAACAAACATTGCAGCTTGAGTGGGAACTCAGCCTTTGCAATTACTTGGCTAATGTCACTCACTTGGCTTCACAAATGAAACTTGAATGCCAGCTAACAACGGTGCGCCATCAGCGCCTGTAATTTCTTGCTTGACTTGCTCACGATACTTTTTGGGGAATCTTGCCGCCATAGACCTTGACCAAATTGTTGCATTCAGTCTGTCGCTTTCTTTGTTCTCAACCATGTGAGTTTGGGCAATATCTTCCCACCATTGCAGTTCAAACTCTTTAGCCAACTCCAAGGCTTCTCGAAATTCGGGAAATTCATCACGCCAACGATACATTGTGGCAGTACCAACATTAAGAATTGCGCCTATTGCTTCAGTACTTTTGCCGATTTTGCCCAAAGTAACCACTTCCTCACAATACTCAGGTTTGTAAAGGGTAGGGCGACCAACAGGGCGTTTTTCGGTTGTATCAGTCATTAGATGATTCTACGGGTTTCTCTAATTCTTTCAACCATGCCTGATTCTCGGCAATAGCGCCAGATATGGCATGGAAGTTAGCCAACATTTGTTCTTTTTGCTTCTCAAGGTCAGCAATTCGGGCTTTTACTTGTTCCAACATTAGCAGTTCCAGTTCTTTAATGATGCCTTGGCACGTTCTGCTGGCCCTTTGGCGTTCTTTACTACGCCTTCCATTCGGGCGCAGAAACTTGCCTTGCGTCCTTCATCCTTCTTTGTCTTGGGATTTGGGGCGGGCGGCTTTAGGTTTGAATTGTTCTTGGCGTTGTATTCAGCACGACCCTTGGCGGTCATTCCCGCACCCTTTTCGGTAGGGTTATAGGTTTTGTCCTTGCCCGTTGTCTTGTGCGGAATAGGTTTGTCGTGCTTGGCCATGATTATTTCTTTGCAGTTTTGGCAGATTGCTTAAAAGCTGCGGCAGTAGGTGCGCCCTTTGAGCCAACGGCTCTCATACGCTCTACGGGCTTTCCCTCCGCTTTTTGTTCCTTGATGCGCTCTTGTTTAGCGTGAATATTGGCATAAAGGCCAGGTTTAGTCGCCATGATCATTCCTCCATTACAAAACAAACATCTTGCCAACTCATTTTGAGTAAGCGCTCGTCATTGTGCTTGATTTCTTCAAACTTTAAGTATTCGTCTTTGTATTCTTTGGCAAATGTACCAAAAGTGATGCGATCACCAACATTTAAACCCTCGGCTTGGGCTTCTGGGCCTACTGCAATCACAGTTCCACGGCTATCAGCTTCTGCCGATTGAATAATTAAAGTGTCGCTTAACGTACGCTTTTCGGGACGCACTAAAATTTTGTCTCTCAAAGGCTGCAAGTTCATTTTGCATCCTTTGCTGGTCTGCCACGCTTTTTAGGCAAAAAAGCACCCGCCTCTAGGACGGGTGTAACATCCTCCGTTGGGACGATGGCAACTAACTCAAATTCACCGCACCACTCTGTGTAGTGACGGTTTTGGTAAGTGGGGTAGCGTCTGCACTGCCCCATTTGACCTATGTCATTAAAGTAAACACAAGCCTTACAATTCAAACCAGACATTTCAAATCCTTATCATTTGTGATGTTTAGAAGCCCATTCAGTCGTGCATGACTGTCTGGGTTTCGCTTTTTAGCGGTACTCTGATTTGGTCTTAGTGTAGCAAATGCCGTCTGTCTTACCAGTATTGAACTGGTGATCAGCACCCATTTTGTCCTCTTTACCCATAGCAACGCCACCACGCATTTTTTCCATGCGTTCACCTGTACGGTCAGACGATTCAGCACCTTTAGGGGGTGTTGCGCCTGTGGTGCTTTTAGCCATTGTTGTGTCCATTTTACCCATGATATTTTCCTTGCAAAGAATTTATGGTTTTGACTTTATGTCCAATGTGGCACAATGTCAACCACCATTTTAACAGGATTTGTCATGGCCACAAATTTTAAAATCACTTCTGCTAAATCTAGCGCCCCCAAGCAGCCTATGCACTATGAAAAGGTTTCTGAGCATCGTTCTGAAATGTCACGCATCAAAGCTGTAGAAAAAGAACTCAAACAACATGAGGCACAAGGCTTGGATAAGGCTCACAAGGGTAAGTGAGGCTTTGGCACTTCGGTAGGCCAACGCTCACCAAGTGCCTCAATTGTTGCTGTGTGGGCTTTTAACCACATATCTTTGCGTTCATCTTTGGATAGATGCGCCCCTTGGTCTATTTCGTAATGGCATTTTAAGCACAAAGCGGCCACTAGGTTGTCATCAGCGTTGATGCCCTTACCCTTACCGCCACCCCAATTACTGTGAGCCGCCTGAACGCCATTGTCCATGCCACAACTTTGACAAGAGAGAGCCGCCACTAATTTCAGCAATTTTTGACTTCTCACATATTGGTGCTTCAGATATTGCATATTCTTTTGTTTGGTACTTATGAAAATTGTTGCATTCCCGCCTTCTAAGGATAAATTCAGGGTTTGCTCTTGTGTCTAAGACTTTGTTCTTGCGTGTGCCGCATATTGGACACATCATGTTTCTATTCCCTTGTCTGCCATCCAATATAAAAGCCACTCAATAAACTCAGAGCCTTCCTCTTTGGTGAATTTGTGGCTTTGTAGTCCTAGCTGAACAACTCTTTGCCCGTCTAGGCTTGGCGCTATTTTGCCTAACTTGCGTCCTGTCTCATTGGCCCATTGATCAATTAACAGGCGCTTCCAATCGTCTGCTGACCACTCTGAGCCAACACCCTTCATGGCCTTATAAACCTTGTCAATCAAGGCGTGAAACATATCATTTTGGTCTGTGCTGCGAGTGGCTTTTTTGACCTCAAGACGTAATTGCTTGCCCGCTTGCAAGGTTTCTTTAATTTTTGGCCACAAGTCTTTCAAGACTGAATGCGCTTGTTGTGAGTTATGTAGGGTAACAATCATAAAAATTGCCTCAAAAAATAAGCAAACACCGACCAAAACGCTGCCAAGTAAAAAAAGATCAATAGCCATGCTTTATTCATGCTTGCCTCACAACAACTTCAACCTTTGCCACTTCACCGTAAACCTTTGTGGCATGGATTGATGTGATCTGCGAGTCGTTATCAAACACAATTTTGTCCATGCCATCGATGACCGACTTGATGACGTTATCCAAATCGGGGCGTTTTGTGTGTTTTTCGGTATCGCTTAAACAAGCCTCAGTGCGTTTTTTGGAGTATGAGGGGGGGATGGGAAAGGTAACGTAAATAAACGCCTCTAATGCCCCTTCTAAGGCTTTTGAAGCACCCATTGCAACCTTTGCCATCATTCCAACTTCGGATTCATAGGTTTTTGTCTTTTCAGGGGTGTAAGCAACGGGAAACTTACCCCTTGTGGAAAATCTTGGTCTGCCTTTAGCCACGGGATGGCCGTAAACAGTAAACATTATTTGAATCATTTTTTGTCTTTCTGTTCATTCATGCGCTTGCGTAAATCATCAGCGGCTTTCTGGCCACGTTTCTTGGCTATGTCGGCTAGGGTCTGTTGCCACCAATATTGGGCTTCTCCCCGTCCCTCCTCCAATGCTTTCTTTTTGAATCGTTTGATCCATTCCCTAGCCTCGCAATCTTTTAAATGTTCCATGTCCATTACAGTAATATTAAAAAGTCGCTAGGGTCATAGCGGTAAACATTGATTACACGTTTGCTAGTTTGCTTCCATGTATTTTTGTGTGAAATGCCCATTCTTTGTGCAATGCAAATCCAACCCATTGCTTTCCAAAAAATGTTTGATTCAAGGTCATCAGCACACCCTGCGCTAAAAGCCATCGTGCCTTGAGTTTTTCCATAATTAACAACGCTATCCAAAAGCAATCTGCCACGCAATAATTTTCTTGCGTCTGTTTGTAAGCAAATTTGAGCAATTTTTCCTTTTTTGCTAATGGCGTTATGTATGCCAAAACTTGCCAAACAAAACCCTACTAAATCACCATTGCACTCAATTACAAAAACTTTGTCATTACAAACATTACTCCATCTATCACCTAGCTTAATTCCTGTAATAGCAGCTTCGTATGCCATTTTTGGAATAAAACCTAAACTGACACTTTCCTTTTTTGACAAAGAAACGATGTAAGGCATATCCTCAATTTTGGCAAGTCTAACTTCACCTAAATCAGTCGACATTTAAATCACCTGTCAATTCCAACGCTTTGTTAATTAGGTGTAGTGGTGTAGGTACGCCTTCACGCACCTTATCCAATAGTTTCATTGCTTCGTAGTGGCTCATAAAAATAATAATTGTTGTGTCTTGACAGAAGTGCCAGAGTCATAGCGCTGAGAATCACCCTTTGGATATGGCTCAACGGCATATTTCAACTTAGACCGTAAAACTTTTTTATCAGTTTTTGATCCATGAAACAAAATATATCTATGTTTTCTTGATCGCTCGGTATAGTAAAAATTATCACCGTGCAATTCTTTTATTTCTTCTAATGTCAAACCATCACTAATAGTTTTGGAATGTTTGTGTTCTTGCCCTTTAATTGTCCAATCAACTCTGTTTGCTGAAAGTCCTGTGTAAAGAAAGTTTGTAGCTTGATAAACATAACCTACATGACCTTTACTTGTGTCAGCATAAGAAACAACAATGCTTGGCTTTGGCAATAATTTAATTGAATTTGCAACAAGAAATGATGCTTCATTTTTATGGTTATCCAATAAACAAACTCTGTTTAATTCCAAAACTTTATCTGTGTATTCTTTTCCACAAATACCCATGCACAAAGCAGGAGATGCTGGTATTCCATAAGTTACTACACCAACAAGAATGTCATCTTTATAAAGCCCAAACGCATACATTATTTGTGGCATACGTTTGGCATAGTGTTTTTCAAGCAACCAAGGCTCAACTTCAAATGTGTTTACTGGCAAAACTTTCATGCTTTTCCCCTTAATGCTGCCATCTTTGCCAAAACTTCTAAAGATGGGGGAACGGCTTTTTTGTCATCAGCTTTAATCTTTTCCAATGCAGCATCAGGCTTGTTATTCATTGGAACTGTAAGCCTCACAACGTCATAAGGGTTTTGTTTAGGTGCGTTGGTGCTTCTCACCCAATTGCGCCAAGTAGCAAACCAATCTAGCTTCACGCCCTTTTGACCCGCTTGGGCAATCCAATAATCTTTAAATTGGTCAAAGATTTTTGTTGGGTTAAGTTCAGGTCTTGTCTGCTGACAAAATTCTTCCCATTCTTTTGTTAAACAAAAATCAGAAGCGAGGCGTTTGCCGAGTGCTTTCTTCTCTTTCTTTGTCTCTGTCTCTCTCTCTGTCTCTGGGATAGCACTTTGCTTGCACTCTGCTATCACTCCGCTAACAACAGTAAAAAAGTTGTTATCAATCAATGGTTTAACTCCATCTTGATATTCTTTTGGCGTGATGTGTAGTCTAAACACTAGCTCATCTACTGAGCCATCAAAAACACCATCTTTTGATTCGCTTGCAAGCAACCAAAGCATTGGTGCTATCGCTTTGCTTGCAATAGGCAAGCGCATAAATGATCTGTCGTTTAACAGGTCACGATGAAGTTTTATCCAAGGGGGACAACGGTCTTTGTAATGTTGAAAGACCGCCCAATTTTTAGGCTGTAAAAGCATATTTGTCTCATGTTCCAATTCTCCCAAAAAGAAACTGCGGCAGGAGGGGAGACTTCTCTTTTCGGAACGGGGATCAATCCATTCCTAGCCGTGTTTCAAACAATCTTAATCCACAAACCAATCGGGACGCAACAACTTTAATTGCCAAATTCTTGCTTTAGGAACAAATTTCCATTGGGCAACAGAGGGTTGTTTAATCCCTAATATTCGAGCTAGTTCACTCTGTGAGCCAGCCAATGCAATAAACTTGTGTTTGTCCATAGGCTTGACTATACCCTATTTGCATAAAAGCAACATTAGGGTAAGTCCTAACAAAATACTTGTTGACTTATCTATAGGCTAGGCTATAGTTTACCCATGCCCTGAACTTCTCGGGGTCTTTTAAGGAAACCAAAATGCAAGATGGGTTACAAATTTTTTGGATTGCAAAGCGCAAATTTTGCGTTCATGTTCATAGTAGCCGCCATTTACCCAATAACTTTCAATGCGTATCTGTAACAGAAGAACGCAAATTAAATGGCATGGCTTGGGATGGTAGTAAATCATGGTTTCGTAATGTTTCCAAAGACATGAAACAACAAGCAATTAACCAATACAAATTGTTAACTTCATTTGATGTTTAAGGAAACCAAATGACTGATTACAAACTCCATTATTACTTTGATGACGTTGTGTCTTATGACAATGGCACAACGCTTGAGAATGTCAAAGTTGGCTATGACTACTACCCCGCAGAAATCAATATGCCCCATGACCACAATTCAGCGGAAATCTACGATGTGTTTGTCTTTAACTTAAAAGGTGACAACATTTCTTGTGATCTGCCTTTATCCGAATTTCAACACATCATGTCTGAAACCAAGATTCACCACGCTCGTATGCTGAAAGAAAAAAATGAAATCTAAGATTATCCAAACACTTATTGAATGCGTGTTGGCCATCATCATCTTTGGCGGCATTGGCGTAATGCTGGCTTGGAGGGGCTAACCATGATTGACCAATTAAAAGATTACTTCCGCTTGCCATCGGCTAATGAGTTGGCGGTTAAAGAACTTGAAATGGCGCATAGAAAGCTATTAGTGGCTCTCAGCGCTCAAGAATATGCAAAGCGTATGTGTGACTACCACTCAGACCGAATCAAGCGCCTAACGGCTTATTTAAAGGAAGAAGCATGAACGTCCAAGAATTACTCAAACTGAATGTCAATGAGCATACAGAAAAGAAAGCAAACCTAACCTATCTGTCATGGGCTTGGGCATGGGCTGAAGCACTTAAAGCTGACGCTAAAGCCACGTTCAAAGTGGAAATGTTTGGTGACAAATGTTTCATGGACATAAACGGCACAGCAATGGTGTGGGTCACAGTCACTATGTTTGATAAGCCAATGACTTGCCAGCTGCCTGTGATGGATCACCGCAACAAAGCTATTCAGAGTCCTGATGCTTTCCAAGTTAACACATCAATCATGCGTTGCATGACAAAAGCACTTAGCTTGCATGGACTTGGTTTATACATTTACAGCGGAGACGATCTCCCGTCTTTTGTAGAACCTGAGTCAACCATTGACCCACACAGCATGACAGACCTATTTCTAGCCATCTACAACGCCAAGACACAGGACGAATTGAAGTTGGCCTACAAAATAGCTTATGCCGCCTGTGATGGCGACAAGGCTTGGCAGATCAAAGTGATTGCAGCCAAAGACAAATCAAAGGGGAAATTATGATTGAACAATATTTGCGTTTTGAAAAAACAACAGGTCAGTTTTATTGGATTAATCCACCAAAAAAACATCCTGATTTATTAAACAAAGAAGCTGGATGTAGTCAAAAAAGTAGAGGCAATAAACATTATTGGGTAATTAAATTAAACGGCAAAAAATATAAACGTGGTCATCTTGTTTATTTTTTGAAACATGGTGAATGGCCTAAACCATGCCTTGACCATATCAATGGAAATTCATTAGATGACAGACCTGAAAATTTAAGAAAAGCCACGATAACCGAAAACAATTGGAATCAGAAAACTAGAAAAAGAACAATCAATTTGCCAATGGGTGTTCGTGTAAATTGTTCTGGTAGTTTTTCAGCAAGAATTTCATTTCATGGCAAACAAATACATTTAGGTGCATTTGATACCCCAGAACAAGCAAGCAATGTG